AAACTAGAGAAGCGACTCCGCAATATTGGGCAATCGGAGTAACTAACGGGCTAGACCTATCAGCGGCTACCGCTGGAAGTGGCGTAGCAGCAGCGGATTTGAACGGGTACACTATGACCTTCACAGGCTTAGAACCTAACCCACACGTAAACGTATCAAGCGGTGACCTTGCGTCAATAACAAACTAAGATATTTCTGTTTATCGTTCGGGATGAGGCGGCTATTATGGTCGCCTTTTCTTTTTTAAAACAATTTCGCGGAATTTATATTTAAAGACATAAGATATAAAACATGGCATCAACAGTAACAGCGGCTACATTCACTTCAACCATAACCGAGTCAATCACGTTGGCGGGTTCTGAAAGGGGTTCTACTCATACCTTTACGGTATCAAGTGTAAACGAGGTCTATAATCAGATCGTAACAGTAGATACTTCTGAGGTAGATATTCTAGGCTTCGGATCAGCAACGGGACAAGGAATTTTTTTAAACACCGACCTCAGATATATTCGGATAACGAATAAGGACGATACTAACTTCGTGACCATCGGGGTGAGTGATACGGGTTCAGATACTTTCTTCGTGAAGTTGGAAGCGGGGCAATCATATCTAATGTGTAACGATGACCTAGAAGTCCACGCAACGGGTGGAGCTTCATCAACGTTCAGTCAGATGGATAACATCAGCGCAAAGTCTGATACCGCTGCCTGTGATTTAGAGGTGCTTGTAGCGAGTGTATGATACGTATAACGAAGTCAACGGCTAATGATGTAACTGTAACCCTCACTGAGAAGGGTACGGCTTCACATTATCTATTTGAATTTCAACACTTGACCACGATGGAAAAAGACTACTGCATCCAACAGGACACGAGTTCTTTTCAGGATAGATACAATCAATTCGAGATAACCGAGCAAGCAAGCCCCACGGCTGCGGATGGTGAGGTGCTATTAAAAGAAGGTGAATTGAGGTATGTTATCTTCGCTAATTCATCTTCATCTAACATTGACCCTTCAGGTTTGACCGCTTTAGAAAGTGGAATGTGTATCGTTACAGGCACAACTACAAGCCCAACAGAGTATAGTAACAACCCTGAATACGTAGTCTATGAAGGATAAGACTTTTGTAATAAAACTGAATGACCACAAAGTCCCCGAATTTAAGGAGGAACGGTCAAAGGATTGGATACTCTACGGCTCGAAAGGAAAGTACAAGAATCGCTACGGTGATTACCTTTTAGACCTTTTCAATTCCAGTTCAAAACATCACGCGATCGTAAACGGTAAGACTGATTACATTGTAGGAAGTGGGTTCAAAGTAAACGAGGAAGGGCTTAACACCGAGCAGCTAGCGAATCTGAATAAATTTATCAAGTCACCTAATTCAAACGAAACATTAAACGACCTTCTCGCGAAGTGTGTGTTAGATTACGAAATCTATAACGGGTTTGCTTTAGAGATAATCTACAATCAAACAAATGAGAAGATAGCGGCTATCCATCATGCGGAATTTAAGCAATACCGCAAAGCAAAAGAAGGTGATTTCTATTTCTATTCTGAAGATTGGAGCAAGTCAAATCCTGAGACTGAGGTGATAAGTGCTTTTGATTGGAGCAGACCCCACGGAAAACAACTGTTATACGTTAAAGACTACCATCCACAGGCGCACGTTTACCCTTTGCCTGGGTATTTGGGTTGTATTCCTTACATCGAAGTTGATAGAGAAATAGCAAACTACCAACTTAATGAAATAAAGAACAATTTTCAAGCGGGTAAGATGATAAACTTCTTCAACGGGCAACCACCCGAAGAAGAACAAGGCGCGATTGAACGAAAGTTAAAAGCTAAATTCACAGGAACAGATAACGCGAATAGCTTTATCTTGAACTTTAACGACTCAAGGGAACAGGGCGCGGAGGTCATTAACTTGGATGGAAACGACTTCGCAGACCGTTATCAGATACTAGAAAAGACCACTCAGCAGAATATCTTTTCAGGACATCGGGTTACTTCTGGGGAATTGTTCGGAGTAAAAGAGGAAGGAATCTTTTCAACCCGTAATCAGTTACGTGATGCTTACGAACTATTCCAGAACACCTACGTAAACAACAGACAAGACGAAGTTTTACGGGTGTTCAATGGACTCGCAAGCGTACAAGGCTTTGAGGAACGTCTTGATATTATAGACACCGAACCAATTGGAGTAGAGTACTCAGAGCAGACTAAAGTATCTGTAATGACCACCGATGAAATTCGCGAAGCGGTAGGGTTAGACCCTTTACCAAAACTCGAAGCGGTGCAGATGGAAGACGATGCTAAAAATTCAGAGTTCAATGTATGTGAAGCCTTCGCAAGTTGTGGAGAAACCATCGACCCTGAAGATATAATTTACAGGCGACAAGTTGATTTCACAAGTAATGAACAAGCCGATAAAAGTGAAGATATTTTAAGGCGTTTCGGATTCGGTTCTGAGGCGTTTGATATGGCTGTTCTGGAGATATTAAAAGAGAACCCCGCGCTAAGGTGGGACGCTGTTGCTGAGATGCTAGAAAGCACGGTAGATGAAGTAATGGAATCGGTCAGGAACTTGGCAGCTTTAGACTATCTGAAGGTCGGAACTGAACAAGTAATAGACACCACTCAGAAAGTATCAGAGGTTACTTCTAAAGGAAGCAAAGCACTTGAAACGGCTGAACCATTAGAGGTCACTTTAAAGATAAAATACAGCTACATTAAAAGAGCAGAAGCAAGCGGTTCAACGGTGATTAAAACGACCCGTGATTTTTGCAGGAATCTAGTTGGTCAAAGCAACGCGGGGAAAACGTGGACAAACGAAGAAATACAAACCATCGGAATGCAGAATAAGCGTAACGTATGGTTAAGGGGTGGGGGCTTTTGGAATCGCGGTGGTGGGGTTATTTCTCCACATTGTAGACACACTTGGGAACAGATAATAGTTAAAAATGGCTAGTGTATTATTTATATCGGAGACATTTCTAAAGGATAACACCCAAGTATCTAAGAACGTGGATGTGAAATATATCCGCGAGGCTATTCTTTGGGTGCAAGATTCTGAAATACAGATAGCTTTAGGCTCAACGCTTTACAATAAAGTAAAAGACGAGATTGAGGCTTCGACTTTGGCGGGTGTTTATAAGACCTTAGTGGATAGTTATGTTCAAGTATGTTTAAAACACTACGTAGTAGCTGAGTGTCTACCGATGGCTCACTACAAGATAACAAACAAAGGGCTTCAGACCCAAGATTCAGAACATTCACAACCTGCTTCTACATCAAGCGTTGACAGACTTGTCGAAGATGAACGGAATAAAGCAGCCTTTTACCGTCAACGGATGATAGATTATCTATGTGAGAACGCGAGTTCTTTTGATGAGTATCAGAATCCTAGTTCGGGTCAGGATGTTATCCATCCATCGAAGGACAATTTTGTCACCTCTTTTTATTTAGGCAATAGTGAGCCACCATGTTATTATGAAGGATGAGCAAACGAAACGAAGAAAAACTGAAACGCTACCTTGCTAACTCTAAACCAAATAATAGACCAGATAACCGACCTAGCCACGGCTCACAGCCAAATACAGGAAAGCGGGGTAGGAACGATAGCAGAACTCCAGGCAAAGGAACGTAATTATCCGCTATTATGGGTGTTCCATGAGAACACGGAAATCAACGAAGGGTATCTAACTTCAAACATTCAGATAATTGTAGCTGACCGTGTAATCACAGGTGAAGAAGGTGATGATACTGAATATTCAGAACAAGAGATACTTAGCGATACTCAGCTTATTCTACTTGATTTCATTAACTACTTCCAACAGCAACACGCGCAAGAGTACACGGTAGATAAATCAGCCTTATTAGCACCTTTTACTGAGACATGGAATGACCGAGTAGCGGGTAACACTTGCGTGATGCGGCTCAATCAGTTCTATGAACATAATAAATGTTGGATACCCGAAAGCGGTGCTGCGATTCCTCCAAGTGTTGACGGGCTGACCCTTTACGACTTCTGTGACGCTACCGTTTTCGCAAGATTGACAGACGCGCAAGAGGCGTGT